CAGATCCATTAATTTATCAGTTGCATCAGAAACACTCTTAATCAATTGGCCAGCAACCTCATATGCTCTGGGCATTTCACTCTCCTGAGCAAGTTCAAGAATTCCATTAATTGCTTCCTGACCTTTCTCAATTATTGAATATAAATTACCTCTTGTATATTCATAATCTTTAGTAATATCATCTTGTGTTAATCTAGGAGGTTTTTGTATACCAACAGATTGTGGTTTATCTACAACTACCTCAGAAGAAGAAACATTAAAAGTATCATCTAATTTGTCATAACTCATGTAATTACACCACTAAATCCAAAGTCATCACCTTCTTCAACCAAAGCATTATCTGCAGCAGTAATAGACTTAATTGCTGCTCCCTTCACATGGTTAGCAATAGTAGTTCCATCCTGTCCTCTTTCAACGGTAACTTTATTACCTGTTTTGGATTTAACAAGCATTTCTTCCCCGTCAATATCAATATAAACATTATTAACACCACTTACTACAATATCAGTAGCATCATCCACAGTCAAGACTCTTGGTACAGGCTTACCATCTTCAGTAATTAAATCTTCAGCCAATTGAGTAACAATACTATCATTATAATCTTTAAGTGCTCTTGGAGTAACAGAATAAGTAATATCTCTGGTAGTAGACTTGGAATCTCCAGAAAGATACCTGACACTCGCCTTTTTGATAATATCGCCTGTTGCCCCAGAAACAGGACCAAACAGATATGTTTTAGCTGTAAATCTTAGTGTATAATAAAGAACTCTTCGTGTATTAAAATCTCCATCATAATCATCCTGCATGGTAATATTTTCTAAGACAATAGGTATATCCCTTTTCTCTTTAATAGAACCAACTAATTCTACAGTAACGTTATAGGATGGTTGAAAATAAGGAAGAATTTGCTCTACAATCTGCAATGCATCCTCATTCAATTTACACATAATAGCAAGTTCAAATTGCATATTATAAGGAACAGGCATATATGCCTTTTTCTCTGAAGGAGTATCCGAACTAGGATCTTGTACAACAAATTGTTGAGTAGTAGTTACTTTCCTAGAAGGATCATAAGTCATTCCCGTGAATTCAAATGACATTCTTGGGAGAGTAATTGCTGTAGATTGATTTAAATCCGGAGACTGCTGAAGTCGTGCTAGAAACTTTTGGGTAGGACCATATGCCAACGGAACCTTAGTAACACTCAAAGTGTTATCCGACGCATCAGTATGGGTAATTGAAATACCATTAAAGAGAGTACCAAACGCAATGATAGTTCTCCTCAGAATTTCGTTATAAAAATATTCAAACATTGCTAAGTTCCGTGTATATTATATTTATGGTGTGCCGAAGGGATTTGCTTCAGTAAAGTCTAATATAGCATCTGCTGCTGTTTCTATATTAGCATTATCGGCAAATCCAGCATCGAGAGAAGTATCAACAACTCTTAAAACATGAGTTGCTCCTGAAGTTGCTCCTGTTAGAGTTTCTCCTCTTAGGAAGGTTCCTGTAACAGAAGCAACCTCAAGAATATTAGTAGTAGCATCCCAAGTTCTTACTCTTGCCGTTGCAGCACTTACAGATCCTGTAATTATCTCATTAAAGATATAGTTACCAGTTGAAGATGTATCAGCAGCAGCTATTGATACAGTAGGTGCAACACTATATCCTAAACCAGCATTAGTAATATATATGGAGGTAACTACTCCTGCATTACTTAGATATGCAGTAGCAGCAGCACTAACAGTAGTAACTCCTGACTGGAATATTTCATTAGTAAATGTAATCGCTGGTGGATTAACATATCCACTACCACCGGCAGTAACTGTAATAATACCAACAACTGCATCCCCAATTGTTGCTGTTCCTGCTGCTCCTGCCCCGCTAGTACTTGTAAATGTTACTGCAGGTGCAACAGTATATCCAGCCCCCGCATTTGCCAAATAAACTTCTTGGACAGATTTTTGATTAGCATTTAAATTTGTATTGCAGTATTGAATTCCACCAATCATTGATGCAATACCAACTGCAGTTATTCCTCCAGATGGTGCAGAAGATAATCCCACTACAGGTGGACTAGTATATCCCCCACCTCTATTTGAAAGAGTAATAAATCTAACGCCACCATCAACAATACCTGTTACAGCAGTTGCATCTACACCAGTTCCAACCATTGTAAAGGTTTGAGTAGGTCCAAGAATTGTAGAAATACCCTCATCAGTAGTTCCATCAGAATCATCACCCGTCAACTCATCATCAATCTCAGCAATTCCAGTATCAATAACTTCATCTTCATAACGGAAGAGTTCACATCTCAATGTATAAACATAATTCTTCTGAAGTTGATAAAATGGTTTTTCATGCTCTACGTACTTAATTTCAAATAAACGATCTCCTAATGGGAAATAAATTAAATCGCCTTCTTTAGGTCTAGTAGTTAATTTTACATTTGCTTCATTTTGTAATAATGGTTCAATATATGTCTCCCATCTCTCTCTAGAAATAACTAATGTTATATCATTAGTATTCTCAATACCAAACTTTGATAAAAGAACAGGATTTTCTGCATATCCCTCATAATTATCAATATATGCTTCTAAAGGATATGCATCATCGAATTTTGAAGAAATTACTTCTTTTATGACCTTATTTTCGGCCATATATTTTCTAGGCAGATAATGAATATCAACACCATACATTCTCAACTGTTCGTTGATTAAATCCTGAACTAAATTCTGTTCAGATCTTGATCCTTGTTGAAAATATGGATTAAGTGCCATAATCTTAACCTATCATATCTAATGGAGGCAATTCATAAGTACTAGACATTCTTTCTTGAATATAATCAAGATCTTTTTGAGCATCATCATAAATTTGCCTTCCGTTTAATTCTATACCACCAGGAAGTTTTACCCCTTGGAATTTCAATAAATTTTGTCCCCATTGGCGCTTAATAAGAGCTGTAGCATATTTCTTTAAGAAAGAATCATTCCACACTCTATGATAATCATTTGGATTTAATGCTCTGAAACAATCCATAATTATATAATCACCCGCAATCAAACTTCCCCAATCAATATCCAAATATAATCTATCCATTCTTTGATTAAATCTTATCTGTTTCTGAGTAGTTAATAGAAAATCAATGTCTTCCAAATATGTTTTAAGCATTGAATATGTCAACAATTCTGTTGTACCCCAAAAATAGATATCATTTAAAAATAATTGATATTTAACACTAAACATATTATTTGTCATAGTGTTAGATCCATCAAAATGGAATATCTTTGTTACTCCAATAATTTCTGGAGGGACTTGTAGATAATTACTGCTTTCTTCCCAGTTAAAAGTTACTGAAGTAGTTCCTATACCAGAAGAAGCTGGAGCAACTGCACTAGTTGTAACAATTCCTGCAGAACTTTTATAGGGTGCTCTTCCCCTATCAATATCATCTTGTGTTACCTTATATTTTAAATACATCTGAGTGACACCATCAAAATGTCTCTCTTGAAAATATTGAATTGCATCATCAAGTAAATCTGATATTTGCTCTTCTGCAACATTAATCTCCAATACCGGAGCACCCAACTGCCTCTTACAGTAATCTATTAAATCTTGTCTACTTGCTGGTTGGGCCATTTATACAATACCTCTACAATATTTAGGGTGCAGATGAAATACCCTGATATACTAAAATATCCCCATTTATAATATTATAGGTTGTAGTGCCAGAGCTAACTAAAACATTATACATATATCTTCCTTCGGAAATGCTAGTAGTTGCTGCAGATGTTAATGTTAATGCAATCTTTCCATCATATGCACTAGTAAATCCAACAGTAAATGTGGAAGTAGGAAGTGTTGTTGCTCCTGCTCCTACACTTTTTTGCATTTGAGAGGAACCCGTCCAATCAGTAAAATTAAATGCAGCATTAGAGGTATCAAAAACATTAAAATTAGCTTTGAAATTTGCTCCGCCATAAATGGTCAAATTGGAAGCAACAGGTACTCCAGCATCTGGATCAAATGTTATCTTTTTAGTGGCCATGTACTAACTCCTTAAGTAGAGATTTAATTTCATTAATCTCACCTTTCAAATCAGATAAATCCTTTTCAAGAGAATCTACTCTTTGATTCTTCATTTCTTTTGCTTTACGACCTTCAACATAATGCTCATAATCTAATTTATTCACATTTACAATTGAATTGGTGTAAGGATCTCTTGCTAGATCACCATTTCCCTCTATATTATAATAGTCCATTTTATGCCAATGCCATTACTCTAAGTTGCTTCATCACAGGTACATAAACCTGACTATTAGAAGTCATTAATATCTTAATTTTATAAGATCTAAATGATGGTAATTGATCAGCAGTAAATGTATATTCTTTAAAAGGCTCTACTCCCGCTATGACATACTTTGTTGGTAAAGGACTCAAATCATTCGATTTTGGAACAAACACATCAGATTGACCATCACTATCTTCTGCAGCAAGAATTTGTCCTCTACTATTAAGATTGTTAAATCCAGGGAATGGTGTAAATATTGGATCAAATCCCTCACCATCACCTATAGCATAGAACGCTCTAATACCAGCACCAACATCAATATGAGCACTTACCAATATCTTCAGAGATGTAGCAGAATTTTCTAAGGCAATTTCCTTAGAAATATACTGACATGCAGTTGGATCATCATCTAAAGAATTTACTCTCTTATCTGTTGCATAATTTGTAATAACATTATTAACTCTATTAGATGTAAGAATAGCAGTTACTCTTTGGGCATCAATTACCGGAGTTAAATTAGGATCTGTGGTTCCTAAGAATAATCTCATATTCAATGATTTAGATCCCTCCAGATTAGGTAATTTAGCATCTGCATTAACTTTAGATGCAATCAATCTAGGACTATCCAAATAATTAGGAGCATTAAGTCCGATACCTTCAAACCCATTATCAAGATAAGGAATTTCTGTTCCATTCATACTTTGACTTGTAACCGTTCTCACCTCTCCAATAAGTGAAGTTCCTGGAGATGTTACATTATGCACAATTGGAGTAATAATTTCATAAGGCATATTTTGAGTTGCCCTTATATTAGATCCACCACCCGATTTAGTGTTGTTCAAATACAATGCAGGGAATCCAACATCATTACCTCGGTTATCATTATTTGCATTAAACGTTTGAGACATATCCACTTTAATATGATATGAATCAAAAGTAATGGGTTCAGAAACTGTAGCATCTGATAGGGTATGAATTCCGTTAATTCTCTTCAAATTAACTCCACCTAGTTCATACTTATAAACAGGAGTACCCTCAAGATAATCAACGGGATTATCACCTCTAGTAATAATTCCACCAATCTCATTACCCGCAACATTTGTATATTGAATTATTTCCTCTCCAATTTTAAGGAAACCAACGTTAGTAGTTCCGACACCAACATTTTCAAAAGTAGAGAATGATGTTCCATCCGCTACGGATATTGTTCCTGTAGAACCCTTAGAATATCCAAGACTCAATTTACTAGGCTTAACATCAGATAATGCACCCGATATTTCTACAATATTATCATCAAAATACATTCCATGATTCTTATGGTTCACTTTAATATGAGTACCATCTGAATCAACATTAATAGTAGAAATTTGAACATCTCCACCAGTTCCAAATCCAGTTGCTCCCGAAGAATTAAGTTCTGTAGTAATGCCAGAACTATTAATAAACATTACTGTATTAGCAGATCCAACAACAAAATTACCTTGAACATTTTCAAAAATAAGTTCATTAGTTATACCAATTCCAGCAACAGTAAATTTAGAATTTCTTCCCAAACTAGCAATTCCAATGGTAGTAATACCCAGAACATCACCAACCTGATAACCATATCCCCCAGTTCCACTAATTGTTGCAGCAGCAGCTACTCCATTAGAAATTGTAACTTCTGCAGTTGCTCCACGTCCATTACCAGTTAATGTAACTAAATTCACACCTGCAAATGTAACCCCTCCATCTGTAGGGGTATATCCAATACCAGGATTAGAAACAGTTAATGAACCAATAGCACTTCCCGCAACTCCTACAAGATGACCAGTAGCATTAGTTCCTTGTTGGAAAAATACATTTCCCATTTCATAATCATCAGCAACCGTTGTTCCTAAACCAACTCTTACCTTTCTAGAAATTAAAGATAATGAATCGGGCATCAAGATAGGAATCTGGTTATTTCCTTTAGTAAGTTCTGGATTATAAAAATCTACAACTCCTGAACTTTCAAAGTTTGCTTTATAAAGAGTAAACTTAAGATCTTCCCATTGACTAGGATCCCATGTAGAACCGTTTTGTGACTTAAATAACGATCCTAAAACTGGTTGATTTTGTACAAACACTTGACTTTCAAGATCGTTTTCACCAACTCTAGAAATATAAACACTATATTTTGTTGAATTTGATATTAAAACTAATGCATACCAAGTATCAGATGTCAAGTATACAGGAGATTTAAATTCAACAGTAGTAGCAACAGATCCATCAGACGAAATTGTAATATCATCTGGGGATAATACCACTTCTGATTGTGGGATAATTTTTTCAGTAGGAGTTCCATTTATCATAGTTCTCAATTGAACCTTTACTGGAATATCCAAATCATCTACAGTACGGAAGAAGAGATCGACTTTTGTTACAAATAATCCGCTTTCACCATTTGCTGGATCAGCTTTAAATGATTGGGCAAGTGGATCTCCATTCCTCCGCCAACTACTAGTGCGAATTGCCCCAGTTATAGCACTAGATCCCGTAACACGAGTAGAAACAGTCTCAAAAGTTGCTGATTGCTGTTCCTCAATTCTTGTTTCTCTTCTTGCATTTCTAACAGAAACAATATTTTCCTGGACGGTTTCCAGCGTTCCAGATGAAGTAAATGTCTCATCTGCTAGAGTTGTTGCACTATCAACATCATTATCTTCATCATTAATTAAAGTAAAGCTCTTAGTTCCTGTTTCAAATCTAGGATGAGTAGGAACATCAGGACTTGGATTATAATAACATCCAATCAATCCTGCAGCTATGTCTGAAACAAGTCTAACTGTGTTAACAGTACAAGTTGCACCACTTGTTTCTCCCCAAAGAGTCATTCCAGCTTCTAACCAACCACTATATTCACCCTGTATTTCAGAAGCAAGAGAGAAAGTATCCACATTTAAAATATTCGACGTGGAAGAATATGAGAAAGGAAGAATTTGATTTGTATATGGGTTTAGTGGATATGTTACCGTTGGAGCATTATAAGGACCTTCTCTATGATTGCATTGAGCAACTCTAAATTCTATAGCAGCTGCTACATCTGGATTAATAGGCTCAGCAAGACCAATAGGCTGCGTAGTTCCTCTTACCTTTTCTCCAACCTGGAATGCACCACTAGTCATACTAATTTCAAGAAGTTTAGGAACACAATATTTTGTAACATCTTCACCATCAAAGAATGCATACATTCTTGTCAAGGGTTTTATTGACTTAGCAGTAAATTCAATATTCCTTGCTCTCATCCAAGGAATAATAGCTCTACTAACAACTCTATCACCAACAGAAGTATTATCCCATTGTTCAGTAATTACAGTTGTTGTTCCTGTTCTAACATCAAAACCAGTTCTTCTAGTCTCTTCTAATTCTTCTTGGAAGGTTTGTCTCCAAGTGGAGCCAGATCTCCAGTTCCCTGTAGACCATGTTCTATCTACATTACGAGTTGAATTTACAACCTCAGTTCCTACCCAATTCGTTTCCCACGCATTCCAAACAGTAGGAGCAAATCCAGTTTGAGGATCAACACCTTCATTTTGAACTGCTTGACGCATTGTATCTTCAAAATCACCTTCAACTTCAATAATTCTATCTTCAAGTCTAGTAGTAGAAACCCAAGTATCGGAAGCTGGATTTAATTCAAGAGAACCTGTCCAAAAACTCATCAAGAAAGGAGTTACACTTTCAGATCTAGTCGCAAAGGGTTGTTCTATAAACACTTCTTCACTATAATCTAAAGTTATGACATCATTTTTCTTTCTTACATTAGTACCCTGAATCAAACTAAACTGAAGATCAGCAGTTTGATCTTGATTTACCACAGGACCTAACATCAAATCAATAGCATTGGTATAATGCATAGGTCTACATATTTTATTCTTCATATCAATAGCATTCTGAGGGATAGTAGCATCGCTCTGAGTTCTAAAAGATGAAAAATTATCTACAAAGAATCCTGCCTTAAATCGGTTTAAACCATCACCATCAGGAACAAACATATTGGCAGTTTCTACTTCCAATAAGGATAATGCAGTATAAAATTCTAAATTCTTAATTCTATTTTCAAGATTTTTAATATCAACCATCCTAAAGCGTTTATACTCTAAGAAACTGATATTTGCATCTTCAGGAGCGTAAAGATAAGGGGGAAGAGTTACCGTCGCCAATTCAATAGCATTATCAATAGGACTTGGTAATTGTGGATTTTCAGCAGGAGTACCATAAACTACCTGGAATTTTCCAGATTTGGATACAAAAATCCTATCAATTCTTCCAAGATAATATGATATATCACTTATAATATTTTCATCAGATGCTAAAATATTAGCCGCTGAATTTCCAGATCCATTAAAGGATCTTCCAAGAAATTCTAATGGTGATCTTGAATTTTCAGTTACAGTATAATCAGAAACTCTAGGTCTTATATCAAATATATCAGTATTTCTATGTCCATCAATAGATTGGATTTCATTAGAATAATTAAATGTATTATATGAATCTACACTAGTAAGATCACCTTCATCTGTGGATTCATAATAACCACTTTCAAAATAAACTTTTAATCTTTTTTCAGGTGCTACAAAAGATGCTTTTCTTTTTAAAGTTCCATAGTTATAAAAGGTTTTCTTCTGACCTACACTAAAAGTATATTTTTTACTAATATCAAAACTAGGTGCATCTAATGCACTTACCACAGCGGATATACGAGTTTCTTGAAAGATTACCGTTTCTCCTTCTATAAAATTAATTTCATTTTTCTTAACATAAGAGATTTGATCACTACTTAATTTTTCTGCACATACAGCAACTGCTCCACTTGTTTGTCCTACCAGAAGTTCTCCAATTGTAAATTCTGAAGTTGTAGTAGTAGAACTGTTAATAGATGAAAGTGTTGCTTTAGGTGCTGATGCATCAGAAGTATCAGCAGATTCATAAATTCCATGAATTTGAATAATATCTGGAGTATTCAATGATAGAGTTTTATCTTGAACTCTAGTTCCATATGGGAAATAACCATCCCCAAAATCTAATCCATCATTAAGAGTAGTTGATCCAATACCCGATGCTGCATCTTTAGATTTAGAAATAACTAATGAATTAACTCTATTTCTTATCTTTACCTTCGATGTTGGTTTTACTTTTTTCAAAGTAGCAATCAGGGTTGCTCCACTATCATCAGATCCCAAATTTCTAGCAGACAATTCAGTGGCAGTGGAATTAAAAGTTACTTTATCTGTTGTTAACTCTTCTGTACTTCCATCTGATCTTATTAAGGTATATCTTTCTACATCAAATGGTAAAAATGTTTCATTAGTTCCTGCTGTAGGTCGAGATGAACTAGTTATTTCTTTACTAGCAATATCAACACTAAAAGTCTTTCTAATAGTAATAGAAGCACTAGTAAAATCTACATCTGATACATTAGGCTTAGGAAGTACAGTATATAAAGTATTATCAGAAGACTTCTTCAAATCAGTAGTCAGTAATTTCAAATCAGTTACTTGTAACTGAGCAGAAGGAAGAGCACCCTCTACAATTCCTGTTACAGTGGCAACTCCTACAACTTCTATACGACTAGATGGAATATCAGTTCCATTTCCAACATAAGTCACCCTAGCCATAACAGGATCAGGAGATGCTAATGTTGTATCAGTATATTGAATTAAATCATTTTCTTTTATAACACCAGGTGCCCAATTAGAAAAAGCAGTGCTTCTTACTGTACTAATACTAGGAGATCCACTAGGAACCGTAATAGATGCTATTCCAACTTCCCATTTAGTTGATTGAATTACATTTGCATGGAAAGTATTAATTCCACTAATACCGTCATTTGTTGCATATAAAGATTTTACATCTGAAATAGCATTACTTGTAACCGCTATGGCAATTCTTCCATTTTCAACACCATTAAAAGTAAGTTTTTCATTAGGAATAAAACTACCAGATTTATCATATACAGTTAAAGCTGTTCCCGCATTAACACTATAACGCAAGAAACCACTAGCACCGCTACTATTACCTTCGACGAAACATGGTATAGAAAAAGTATCTGCTTGATTTAGTGTAAGAGTAGAATAAGTTTGTATATCATACAATGACATATCCCACTCATTTCTATTTCCATTAGTAGTATCATATGATCCAGATTCTAATCTATAATCATAGATACGAGCAACACCAATTTCTTTCCCATCTTGTGCTCCATCAGACCCTGAATATGTATCAGCAACACCTACTCTTTGATTCCTTAAACTTACATAATAAGTATTACCAATTCCTATTGTAGGTGATCTATAAATGCTATTTAATTTTACAGTAGGTCCTGTATTGTATATTATTGACTGATCTTCTAAAAGTTTCGTAGTTCTAGGTTTATCTACATCCAGAAAATAAGTATTTGTAGTTTCAACTTCATATCCTTTAACATAAGCTTTTCCAGGAGAAATTTTATATGTTGCTAAATTTCTAGATGGAGTAGATCCTGAATATGTAAATTGACCCGCCTGCCAAACTCCTCTATTACCTACATTATCATTTAAGGAATTTAAAAGAACAATATTAAAAGGTTTTACTTGGTAATCACCACTTTCATCAAAAGTTCTTCTTGCAAGAGTATCTGTTATATCATAACTAAAAGCTCCACCTCCCCCTACAAGTGTAGTGTTACTAGGTGGTTCTAACTGACCATTAACTGCTGTTGTTAATTCAACAAAATTATTATCATCAAAATCAGTTAAAGATTTTTTATATAAACTTGTAGTAATTTTTAGTCTATCAGCACCTGATGCCGCATAATTATTATATCCTTGAGAATTATCATTTAACGTCTCATCTTGATCTGCAGTAATAATTTGTTCATTTACATACAATCCAACTCTATAAGATGGAAGATTAGTATACTGATCTAGAATTAATGTTTCTTCACTTACATTAACAAAATTACCTCGAATAAAATATACACCATCTAAAATTTTAAAAGAAGATCCTATAACAGCAGCATTATTAGCAACCGTAGTTGCAAAGGGAGCACCAGCTGTAATAACCGAATTACTTAACAGACCAGAATTAAGATCCACACTACATGTTAATCCTTCCGCATCAGCAAATGTTTGAGTTGAATTATTAGTAGTACTAGATTGGATATAATTTATATACAGAGTAAGAGTATCTCTTTCGGAGTCTTCAGGGAATAATACATTATCAACAACTGCAGTTACACCAGATTGTTGTCCTGTAATTTTTGTCCCAACTAATTGATCAGCATATGCTGATACTGGCACTCCTTTATAATTATTGTTTAATTGTATCCCATAATATCTTTTATTATAAGCAGTATTTCCTGGGATTACTTTTGCACCTTCTTTAAAAAAATGCTGCCCAAATTTTTCAACTTGATTTTGCAGTATTGACTGAAGATTATTTAACTCCCTAGCCTGTATAGGATACGATGGTTTAAATAATACTTTATGATAGTCATTATTTGCATCAAAGTCGTCAAAATATGGTGATACATTGAGATTAGTTTGTTGCGGCATGATTTCTTAGAACTGCAAAATAACTTTGATATCTTCTTTTTGATTAGAGGATCTCGTAATAGATGGCCTATTATCAACATAAATTATATTTCCAGAATGTTTTTTAACTTCTGGATTGGAAATACCACTAGTAAAACTTTGGCCAAGATAATATGTTCTATTATTTATTACTGTAGATAGACCTGTGAACGCTGTGTCAATTTCCAGATTAGCACCAGAAGATGGAACAATTGTCAGATCTCCCCCTGTTGAAGGACTAGATGTAAAGTCTTGCAATTCAAAACCGTAAGTGGGCTCGGTTACAGCGGT